TACATCGCTCTATATTTGATAATGTGGGGATATGAATTAATGTTGCCCAGCCTCACGAACGCAGCTACGTCCGTGCCTACACACTATTCACTCGAGGAACGTGGTTAAGTTCTTATGCGAGCCCTCAAAGGGGCTTGTAAGCGACTCACAAGCGTATTACTTGGCCTCTATAAAGACGCAGTCGTCCCAGCCTACCGTAAAATTGGCGACGTCTTACAGGGTAGTCTGAACAGTGCAAGAGACTATTTTACACTAACAGATCGCAAGAGACTTTCAAGATCAAGCGGGTGTAGCATCACCTCAGCCATCACTAGCAAGCGACTTGAAGAGGAAGCTATTAGTTAAGGCATCGATCCAATTCACGACAAAGGTTTTAACACCGAATATGTAGAATTCGAGTTGGATGAGAGCTTACGCAACGTTAACAACATGAACAGTTCTTACGAATCAATTGTAGCGCTGCTCGATGAAGACCTTCCAGACAACGGCCATAATGAGGAACTACTTATAGCAGAAATCGACCGAAGCCTCTAAGCAATAGACGTGGCAACGGCTGAACACACTAGACGTGGTACAGATATCAATGTGGCTGCACTTAATAATTTATCGCGTGATGTGACAAAAGGTGACGATTTTTAAGATTAGGACTTAATCAGATCCAACGTCTTATTTTACGGCAGATTTGGTAGCCTAGATCGGATCGCTCAAATTGCCATGGCCCACATGTATGGAAGCCGCATTCAATTAAATTAAGACGGGCGTAACGCACGGGAGAATTTGGAGAAAACTGACCCAACCACAACTGATTATGGCCTATAAGGTTAACAGTCAATGTGGGCAGGCATTATCATCGGCCAGGCGAAAGACCATGACATAGTCTAAATCGCCTACTAAGCAGCTAAGCAAGAGGTGCTAATTAAGACCTATATATGCGCAGCAGCCTACAACACACACGGTTACCAAAACCTATCAGCCGAAGAAATGCTATAGGTTGGCGCCAAGTTACTAACGCGTAAAGCCGCAAGTGACATCAAGCTCGGAACGCGCGCGCAAATAAACCCGGCTAACCCGCCATCATTGAATGAGGCAATTTGTCTAATCGATGAAGCCATCATGACTCCTAGCTAGCATACATGGAATCCTAAATTGTCCGAACTTGCCATTAGACATACCGATCGAAGACATAAGTACTTTGATCTCAATAGTTTATTGGACTTCAATCCACACTTGCATTGCCCACCAACCTTCAATCCCGGCTACGGAACTAAAGAGAGAATGGCCTACAATGTATTGTAGATAGGTACCGTGACTTACAAAGTCTATGTACTTTAGAACCCACTTTAGGAAAGCGTCACAATTGTGCATTTCAGCGTCCAAAGCACATGTAACAACTTAACCATGCTCGACTAGATTACAGAAATCAGTAAGAGGGCCCGCAAAACAAAAGTGCATGTTGGAACAGTTGACCTCGATCGTAACGCTAGAGGATAATCACAGCGTTTCGTCGTTGCATTTGACTAAAACGTCTTCAATTTCGACACTAGCGTTGGCGACAAAATTGTCAAAGTGCTGATCGAGTAAAACGTCGGAGCGATTCCGATCGACACAACCACCTCTAAACACTATTTCGGTGGTGAGAAAGAAAGCTTGTTCAGTCAACTAGGTTCCATGCGAGCGTGTGCGGATAGCCTTGACTGGAGAAGTGGCGGATCTCTGACTTAACCTGTTGACATCCACTGGACTGACGCTACCCGTCTTATGACCATCCACATGTTCACAGTTGTTAGTCACTTGAAACGACTACCAAACACTGGCAGCACTACATTCCGATACGCAGGCGAGCAATTCAATATCAAAGCCGTCATGAAGACGAGCACTATTGAAGGCGAATGTGACGAGCTCGTTAACTGGCTACAAAGCCCAAAAAGCCAAACGTATAGAGTGGGTGACTCACTTGACGGTTGTGCTATGTATAAAGGACAGACGTGCAAAATGTTCGATGTTCATAAGTACATCAACCAGCTTAGCGACGACCAAATTTAGTGGGCCTAGATGAACGTTGGAAGCGGATACCTATTGAAAGGAAAGCTCGGCGCTCGAGCATGTGTCTTGATCAGCATAATGGCCGGAATGAACTCAAATGGCTGGCACTTTGTTCGAGACCGATGGGAATAAGGGCCAAAAATTGTCAATTTCCACGAATTTAGGAACGTGCTACGAGCCCTCTAAGCCCTTGGTTTATCTGTGGATAAGCAATAAGAGCTAAACGGTATGTTCAAAGCGGATATTCTCAACATGAGTCGAAAACTTATCAAACTACCCATCACAGATGCAAAAGGCAAGATAAAAGACTATGCCCGATTCGGTATTGCCGTCATGGACCCAGCCGGCACAGATTTCGTGGAAAACGGCACTCAAATGTGGATTGAGGATGGCACACGCATCAATGTTGCCAATGCTAACCCAGACATCAACTACACGCCCATTCGAATAGTGATAGGCTACTGCGCTGATCACTCAGAAATCGCCTGTCGGTCCGGCGACGCCTTAGCACGCTGCTAACTCACAGAAATGCGCGGCTAAATCACTCGACATTGCACGATCATCTTGCCGCGAGATCAGAAATTCGGAATGGACATTGGACCTGACACTTTTGAAGGCACACTCTAAGAAGTGAGAAACTGGAGTGAAAAGCATGGCAGCCTCTATTAATTCGGGCGACAATTAGAGGAAACTCATTGTTGCTGTCGCGACTGCGTTAGTGCAAGACTAGGCTATCGCGGAACAAACTTAAACCGGAAGGAATTATAAGCTTTCCTAGACGATCATAGTCGCAAACACATCGCGCAATTAGTCGCGGTACTATACACCTATGGTTTCTAGATTATTCTTGAAGGCGATTACCTTTCAACCGATTACGAGAGTAGGGAAATACGCGTCCCAAGCAGCCTCTTGCCGATCGCTATGACAAGCTACCTCTTAAATTAAAACAGTTGTGGCTACAAGACCATGGGAGACACTACTAAAGGCGCAATTTTCGACACGATCGAGACATGCGACGCTTGTGACCGAACCGCGATCACATTATTGAATCAGTGTCGCCAGGTTGACAAGGGCATGGACCCATCAAAAGTCTATGTCTATATGTTGTCCAAGTCTTACCGAGACCTATTCGCATCTTAATGCGATGAAATCGGCGGTGAGAAAATGTCATACTTATGCTATAACATGGCTCGTTTCTCTGGGAATTATTACACCAGCAATAATGAACATATTAAGAGCAGAGAATAGCGATCACCCTAGGAGGCTGAGGTCATTAAAACCTAGATGCTCCACACCAAGAAGGCTAAGATAAGCTCAATCACTGAGCCAACTGTCAGTGGCACGTCCCACGACAATCCCATAGCACGGTTTGTGGAATGGGGAATCGTCGACGAATAATACGTAGGTCCAAGTGACAGAGTCGCTTGCGCTACCGCCGATTACGACATCCAGCCAAACTACCAGACCCTAACCAGCTCTTCGCATGAGAAAATAGAGAAGCGACAGGCTAAAGCCGAAGCTAAGCCACAAATGGTTAGGCAAGTAAGCCTAATGTGTGAGGACACTAACCACGTATTCCACAGCGGGTCTCCAGAAGCTGCTATGTTGGCATGTATGGAACGCACTAAATTGGTTGGACTACCCAGCGAATTTGTCATGGAAAAATTCTGTGAACAATAAGTCCGAAATTTCACGCAGTAAATCAATGAGCGTGGCCTTCATACTGAGCATGCGACATTAGACGACGCCCAGAATAATGCTACTGGCGTGTTAGAGTCTTAGCGCGCTAAGTCACAGAAACAAATAGCCGCTGAAATAGCGTTACTTGACGAACACATGCATCACAATCTACTAGGAAGCACTGAATGCAACATTTTCATCAAGAGCGAGCCACAATCAGACATTCGGCCCAGGTTAATAACTTCCGGGGACAATGGCACTAACCCATGTAATATAGCTTATAGCGACGCTTACACGGAATACCTTTTAGGATGGTCCTTTAACCCCTTTGCTGAGGAACACCACATTAAAGGGAAGAATATGGACTCTCTCCAACTCTACATGCAGTCGCTGATGGAAGCTTCCGAATGGATATATTGTTGTGATATGAAACAATTTGATGCTTCTCACACAGAACATGTCGTCGGGCTCGAAGCTGAACTAATCAAACTACTTGCAGGGCATGGGATAGGCAACATCGTCCACGACAACTTGCTTGAGCACTACACAATGGCTACAGGATACAGCACTCTTAAGGTCCATCCCTTCAATAATAGCGGAAATCGCCGCACATCGGAGAAAAATTGCATGTATAACCTAGCAATTAT